CGAACTGGACCGGAACACCGGATAATGATTGCCAATTCGACCAGAGCATCACAGGCTTAGACCAAATGGTCTTTGCAACTGCAAAAACCCTGTCCTTGGACAGCGCGCAGAATCCTTTTGACATGGATTATGAATGTCATTATGGATTCGACGGTACAATTCAGAACGAAGGAATTGTAACCGTCCAACATGGAGAACGATATTTCTCCTCCATCATCAAGAGAGATCTCACTGATATCCTTTCTATCCGCACATTTTCTGTGGACGAATATGAAACCGAAGACTCTCTTGACTCAAGTACTACGCGATCTAGCTTTTCACGATCTGTTAAAGCTAGACGTTTGCCGAAGAGTCCTGAACCCGACTACTTCGAAGAGGCTATTGCCATGTTCCCACCGGAATTTGTCAATATGCCTGTATTGGAAGATGTCCAATCTGATACCGATGATGATGAAACTTTTGGTGCAGAATTATTGGACAGAGACGATTTCAGTGTGGATTCAGATGAGTCCGATGACGACTATTTGAATCACATTGATGACCTTCAAGAACGAATTATTGACACTTTTGAGATCTTAGATACCATTTCAGAAGAAGATATTGTCATCGCCGACAAGAATATTGAAGACACTTTGAATATGATTCAGAGTTCTGATTATTCATGTCAGGCAAGTTCTGACAATTACGTTGATATTTTGAATCGTCTCTCTTCCTTCAAAGACACAAATTTGTATACTACTTTAAAGCAAGACTCATTTGCTGAAAAAGCTATTGTACACATCGAGCGCTTAATTGCAATGATAATTTGTGCCAGCGATGCCAGTAATTACACGGTATTTGCTGCTGCTATCTTCTCTTACATTGGACATTATTGTGAGGGAAGTGTGCTCGTGTCTATGAAGAACTACATCAAAGAGACTATTGCTATGGAGTCACAATCTAGTGAAGAATCCAAACCTAAATGGATTGAAAGCTTTCGAATGTTGACAAGCAGTTTTAAGTCTCTCACTAAGTTACCAGCTTGGAAACATGTGCAAAGAATTATTTCTGCGTGCATTGCTGTTGGATTATGTAGTGCTTCAGATTGCAAACTTTCTTTGGGAACTATGAAATTGTTTTCTTTCCAATCCAAACCGCGACAAGAAAATGCGACGGATTTGTTAGAAGCTGTTTTTTCCACCGCTGACTATTTCATTGAGGCAGGTTATGAGGCTTTTACTACAGGCTCGCTACGACCTTTCCTCTTCGATAACAAAAATGTTCGTATTTTGGACGAGGCATACTACAATTTGTCTGCGTCCATGCGTGCATTACCTACTGGTGATCTTCAGCATACTGAATATAAAACAATTTCTGAATTGTCACATGCGTTAGAAAATACGCTAGCTGGCTACCAAGTTCTTAAAGAACACTGCAAAGACAGAATTGAGAAGAGAGATCTTTCTCTTCGATTAGACAAACTTCAACAATGGAAACTAGATTATGTACAGCAATGTGCAGCAGGTGGATTGCGAGAACAACCGTATTCTATCTATCTAGTGGGTAAGCCAGGTATTGGCAAGTCAATGATGACTCAAGTTTTTATCGAGTTAATTATGAAGGCCAATGGCATTGCTTTTACACCAGAGCAGATTGCTACCGTGAACCCAAGTGACAAGTTTGCTTCTACAGTACGTAATGACACACTAGTTGTTATTCTTGATGACTTCGGAAATTTCAATCTCGAGTTTGAGACGGAGAATCCTATGAAGTATATTATTGAAATTATTAACAACGTTATATCATATGTACCAAAAGCCGATGTAGGTGAAAAAGGAAAAGTTGTATGGAGACCTTCTCTTGTGATTACAACATCAAATATGGAGAATCTCTTGTTTAATAAACTTTCCAATGAACCTGGATCTGGCTTTCGCAGAGGTATTCGAGTCATGCCAAAATTGAAGGAACGTTATGCCACAAATGGCTGCTTCGATAAAGAAAAGTACATCGATGCACATGGATCCATTGGACCAACTCCACATGCTTATGATATGACCATTGCAAAATGGGATAGCAAGATTTGGAGACCCGTTCAATATGATGCACAGCCTATGGAAAATGTTTCTTATCAGACTGCTTGTAATTGCTTGATAGCTGATTCCAAGAAACATTTTAGAGCTCAAAAAGAACTTGTTGCTGACTATAAGAAAGTTGGTGAACGTTTGAGCATCTGCTCCCATGGTTTGGTCAACGAGACATGTACTACATGCTTTCCTGATGAAGAACCTATGGAAGTCCAAAGTGGTGAACATAGCAAGTTTTATACCTTTTTCCATCAGTTTGAATTAGGTCTCAAAACTATGGAACTTAGCGAATTGTTCCAGTTGCGTACTGCATATGAAAATTGTTCACTTTTGGGATTATCTGATTGGTTTCCTGATTGTGTGGTCAATTCTGACATTTTTGCACGAATTTTGATGATTTACTTCTCACGAGCTATTTTGATCAGATTGAAAACTTTGACATATTGCTTTGCTTTGTCATTGTTTCTTTTTTTGTTCTTTGGCTTTAGAGGTGGACTTTCCATCAATTTGTGTGTTGTATGGCCTTATCTGCTTGCTTGCGCAACTTCGTCACACATTGCCGCTCTGAATGAATTTCGGAATCGTCGCAATTCTCTTACTTATACCTTTACTGATCGTAGAGATCAATTTTTGAAGCGAGCATTCGCTGCAGGATTGTTTCTTTCCGGTTTGTACACTGCCATTCGATGGTTTAGGAAAGTGAGAGAATATGTGCCTCAGGGTAATATTGCGCCGACTTCTATGTCAGACATTTTGGCAAGGGATAAAGAAACAAATCCCTGGGCAGGTACAGTAGCTGAACCTTTACCTTCGCAAGAGAAATCGAAGTGCATTACCTCTGCTGTATTGCTGTCTAAAACTTACAAGAATGTTGTGTACGTTGAGTATGTAAATGATGCTGGCGTAACACAATGTGTGAATGGCTGGTTCCCATCTTCAAATGAGTGTTTTTTACCATATCACTTTATAAGAGAACAGCCAACTATGTACCATTTCACACGATATTCTAAAGGAATAAAAGGTGCCTCATTCAAAGAATCTTTTAGCAGATGTGAGGTTACTCCTCACGAGACACTTGATCTCTGCTACGTAAGAATCCATTCTACTTCTCCATTTGCGAATTTGGAGGAATATTTGCCCCTAGATGTTGTTTCATCAGCTCCTTTCCATATGGTTTATAGGAGTAAACATGAACAGCGTCTTTTTAAGGGCTATGCCAAAGCTAAGATGGTGGCTAATGGATTTCGAAAGTTCAAAGGACTTGCGTATTCTCTAGATGCTCCAACTTTTAAAGGAATGTGCCATTCTGTGTTAATCTCAGACACCCGTGCTCCCATGATTATCGGATTGCACATTGGTGGTAATACTGGATTAAATACAGGTTGTGCTACTCCTCTCACCCGTTCTATGCTACAACAAATGAGAGAGGAGTATCACAAGAAACATGTTTCTGCTTTGCAGCATGCAAGTGAAGGAACCGTTATGGAAACTCAGATGGGAGTTACCTGGTTTCAGGGAGAAGATATTCATCCTAAATCTCCTATTCATTACTTGCCGGACGAATGTAATTTACGATTTTTCGGTTCCACTATCGGAAGATCCACATACTATTCTGATGTAGTACAAACACCAATCTCAGAAAAGGTAGATGAGGTGTTGGGTAATACTCAACAGTTTAGTGGACCCAAATTCCATAGATGGAAGAGCTGGTATGAGAGTTTAGTACACTTAGCTCAGCCCGGTAATGCTCCACCTACAACTGTCCTTGATTGGGCAGTTCAAGATTATTCCAATTCATTGAAACCCATTTTTGAAATGGAAGGAGTTTCGGAAAGCATTCAACCTTTGTCGGAAATAGAAATTGTTTCTGGTATTGATGGATGCCGTTTTGTGGATGCTATGAAATCGTCCACATCTCCCGGATTTCCTTTGACAGGAAGAAAAGATAAACTTTTTGTCGATCTTGAGCCCACAGAAACTCAGGCTTGTCCTCGCACATTCATTCCCGAAGTTTGGGAAGAATATTATCGATGTGAAGAGTTATGGGCGAAAGGTGAAAGATCCATGTTCATTTTCAAAGGTTGTCTTAAGGACGAACCCACAAAAGTAGAAAAGGAAAAAGTCCGAGTGTTTGAAGCAGCCCCTTGTGTGGGCCAAATCGGTATTCGGAAATATTTTATTCCTATTGCTAGATATTTGTCTATGCAACCTTTGAAATCGGAATGTGCCGTAGGAATTAACGCACAAGGTCCAGAATGGGACCAAATGCAAAAGCACATCACTAAATTTGGTAAAGATCGTATTTTAGCGGGAGATTTTCCTAAATATGATTTGCGCATGTCAGCGAAATTTACAAGCGCAGCTTTTAAAGTGATGATTGATATTGCAAGATCTCTTCCTAATTACTCAGATAGAGATATTAGAGTGATGGAGAGTATTGCGACAGATGTTTGCTATCCTATGGTTACATTGAATGGTGATTTGATGATGTTTCAGGGATCCAATCCCTCAGGACAAAATATGACGGTATATATTAATTCCATTGTCAATTCTTTGGCACATCGTGTTGCTTTTTACATGATAATTGGTCCAGTATGTAGTTTCCAAGAATTTGTCGCCCTGATTACTTATGGTGATGATTTTAAGGGATCTGTTTCTGAAGAAGTCAGTGAATTCAATCACTGTTCTGGATCAGCAGCCTTATCGAATTTTGACATGGGATATACAATGCCTGATAAAACTTCAACACCGACCAAATTTATGCACGATGAAGATGCAGATTTTTTGAAGCGTCACAATCGTATGCATGAAGTAGGTTATAATGTTGGAGCGCTTGACAAACTCAGTATGATCAAGAGTTTGAAAGCAGTTTTGAGATCCAGTAGTATTTCAATCGAAGAACAAACCGCACAAAATATTGACGGATATGCCCATGAGGCTTTTTTCCACGGACGCGAGTTCTATGATGATGCTATCCCAAAGTTGAAACAATTGGCCGAAGAAGGCAACCTTGTTCACATGTGTAGATTTTTGAATTTATCTTTTGATGATAGAATTGAAGCATGGAATAAGAAGTATGTTCTCAAGGAGGAAATTGAGAATGTAACAAACGAAGTGGAGGAATTTGAAGCCCAATCTGGGGAAGGATTATTGTATGGTCCTAATCCTACATATGGGATTCTATTGCGGAACCTTGTTTCTTTACCTCTTATTGACGAATCAAAGTTTACTTCTAATGCATTCTTTGCTGAAGAGCAGAGAGAATTACGACAACGTCGTGAGGAAAGAGAAGCGGTTTATTACCAAAAGAGGAGAGTGCTGGCAGAATTAATTGGTCGTTATGATACAACAATGGCCAATTTGGACATGTTATTCTTTGAAACACACAGAGATGCACACCTTGTTGCTTACAATTTGGCTAATGTTGCATTATTTGCACGAGCTTGTTGTCAGTTCGGAAAAGGTGATCAACTTCTCCTCAGTCTCGGTGACTTTAAAGGTCCAGTTTCCATTCACAACAGATGGAATAAAAGCTAAATTTGTTGTATATGTATATGGTTTACGGCTATAGATTAGAATTTTCCGCCTTGTATTTTTTCATAGAACGCTTTGCATATTTTAGACATTGTCCCCG